TGCATTTTCAAAACATTTAATAACCTGTTTAAACCTATAAATAATAAAACTCATGTTTTAGTAGTTAATCTTAACAATCTTGCATATACCCGAGATTGTATACACGATCTCATGAATCAAGATGTTCCATTTGATTGTACAATTGTTGATCAAGAAAGTAGACATAGAAATCCAGATGTATAAAACAAAAATAGCATTATTAATACCAATTTGTTCTAGAAAAAGAAACTATAAATTGGATAATTATCCTTTAAAAAGATATTTGTTATCTTCCCTTGACTTTGAAAATGAATATGAATATGAAATATTTTTAGGGTCTGACCATAATGATTTATTTTATTTAAAACCCGAAGTTAAAAAAGATATTGATTCACTTCCAAATGTAAGTATTAGATATTATAATGATACTGCAAACAATCCAGTAAGAGTTTGGAATTACTTATTTAAAACCGCATATGATAAAGGCTTTGATTATTTTTATCAATTGGGTGATGATATAGAAATTATTACTAAAAATTCTATAACAAGTTTTATAAAAACATTAAAAGAAATGAATAATATTGGAGTGGCTGGTCCATTAGATACCAATAATCCAAATTTATTAACTCAAAGTTTTGTTCATAAAACACATATGAATATTTTTGGTTTTTATTATCCTCATGAATTTACAAATTGGCACTGTGATAATTGGATACAAGAAGTATATAAACCAGATCGGATGAAAAAACTTAAAGAGGTTAGTGTTCGTAATAGTGGTGGACCTGCAAGGTATCAAATACAAGGTAGAGGTGATTATATGAAATTTGTGGAAAGAGATAAACAAATACTGTATAACTATATTCATGGTAATTCATAACCACAAGCTCGTTATTATAACGCCACCAAAAACAGGTTCTGTATCAATTACAGAAGCTGTTAAGGATCATTTATCTGTTGATAAATGGATGCCTCAATCAAATGATTGTTTTGATTTTATTGAAACAGGCCAATTTAAGGCTTCAAAACACAATGACATTAGAGACTACAAGGAATATATAAATTCATACTACATTGTTGGGTGTGTCCGAAATCCTTATGAAAGAATGGTTTCATGGTGGAGCTGGTTTAAGAAGCCGCCCTTCAATGCAAATGACTTATCGTTTTATGATTTCGTTACAAATAAAAGAAATTATCAATTTGTTAATATTAATCAATATGATTTTTTATCTATAGATGGAAAGTGCTTTGCAGATGACTGGATTCGATTTGAAAATTTGAATTCGGATTTCAATAGAATATGCAATAAAGTAAATTTAGCTATACACTCCCTACCGCACAGAAACAAAACTAACCATAAGCACTACGCTGAGTATTATGATGATCAAACTCGCGAAATTGTCGCGGAAAAATACGCACGAGATATTGAGCATTTTAGATATAAATTTGGTGATTAAATAAATATTATAAAATGAAAAGAATACAGTTTTTAAAAGAAGTTAAACAAAGGATAGAAAAAAACCCAACATGTATAGAAATTGGTGTTTGGAAAGGTGGTTTTTCAACAAAAATTTATGAAACATTAAATCCTAGTGTTTTACATTTATTAGATCCATGGGAAATTGGTTTTGATAAAAATGGACCAACAACACATTATAATGGTCCTCTTTCTCATTTATCAACGGCTTATTCAACAAAAACTCATTATGAGGAAGTGAATGATAAATTTAAAGATCAGATTAAATCAAAAACAATAATATTACACAAAGGATATTCATATGATTTCGCAACTTCATTTGAAGATAATTATTTTGATTTTATATACATTGATAGTTGTCATTTATATGAAAGCGTAAAAGCAGATTTGGAAATGTATCTCCCAAAGTTAAAATCAAATGGATTATTATGTGGGCATGATTATTCAAACCATCCTAGTTTTGGTGTAATAAAAGCAGTTGACGAATTTTGTAAAAAATATGATTTTAAAATGATATTAAAATCTGATGAAAGTGATTGGGCTTTAATTAAAAACTAAATATGAATAATCAAAAACAAACATGGTCCTTACAAGATCATATTAAAAAGTATAAAATTAATTTTAATGATGGGGCCGCTTCATGGATTTTAAACAACATTAACTTTAATAGCATATTAGAATTTGGATGCGGTCCTGGATATTATTGTAAATTTTGGAGTGATAATGGTATTCAATATGTTCATGCTATTGAACCAGAACCTATGGATAAAAAATGTTTTGAAAATAATAACTGTGAACAATTTGAATTTGATATAACAACACAACCAGAACCGAAAGGAATATTAAATACATATGATTGTATCGTATCTATAGAAGTTCTAGAACATATTGATCGCAAATATCATGATAAGATATTTGATTATTTTATTTCCAAAAAACCTAAAACAATTATCTTTTCTGCCGCAACACCTGGTCAAAAAGGAAATGGGCATATAGCATGTAGAACAGAAGAAGATTGGAGAAGTGAATTTTTAAAAAGAGGGTTTTCATTTGATGAACTTCAAACACAACAGTTAAGGAATTTCTCAAATGCTCTAAATATTAATCATAAGAAAAATTTACAGGTTTTTAATCAATTATGATAATTGCATTTGCAAATTCTAGGTATAAAATCATTGCGCTTAATTGGGTTGCACACTTAAAGATATGTGGTATTAATGATTATATAATATATTCTTTAGATGAAGATTGTTATAAATTTTTATATAATAACCAAATAAATACTGAGTTTTTGAAAAGCGATATGTTTAATAAAAAATTAAATTTTCGACAAAGACTTAATAAGATTTATGAATTATTAGATAATGAAATAAATGTTTTACATTCAGATTTGGATGCAATTTGGTTAAAAGATCCTATTAATTTTATATCCGATAATTATGATATAGTTTCAAGCGTTGGAACTTTTCCCAAAAATACATTTGATAAGTTAGGTTTTACTCTTTGTATGGGTTGGATGTATTATCAAGCTAATTCTATTATTAAAAAAATATTTCAAAATACTATTAAGTCAAAAAACAAATCATTAAATGATCAAGAGATTTTTAATAATGTTTTATTTAATTCCGAATTACAATATTCTGTTAACGATATTAACTTAAATGAAAAAGAAATAATATTTAATGATTTTAAAATTAAAGCGTTAAACCAAAAAATTATATCAAGAAATGAACCTAGATGTGACTATACATATGTATGTCATCCATTATCTTCAACTAATATAGATAGGGAGAAATTTTTAAAAGAACAAAATTTGTGGATTATTTAAAATGAACAATCAAGCAGGAAAAGGTGATAAAACGAGACCAAGAAACCAAAAAAATTGGGAAGAAGGTTGGGAAAGAATATGGGGTAAAAAAAATGAAAGATGATTTGTCCTCTATTATTGAATCCGAAATCACTGCGATTAGAAACATTCCCATAACCAACAAATATGAGGATGCCATTGATATCTTAGAACATATCATTCATACTCATCGCGGCAAGCTAATCACCTCTGGCATGGGCAAAGCCGGGCATATCGCTCATAACATTGCATGCATGTTTAGCTCTACTGGATCACCCAGCGTATTCTTACATCCAGCTGAAGCGCAGCATGGTGATCTTGGGATTATTGGCCCGCATGATGCATTGTTATGTTTAAGTAACTCTGGTGAAACACGAGAGATCCTAGAGTTGATTCACTTAACTAAACGCATGCATGGTGAAGAGATTCCAATTCTCGCTATCACCTCTCATGTTGATAGTGAGCTTGGTCGGTTATCTGATGTTGTGCTGGATACCGGGCCGGTTGATGAAGTATGCCCGTTGGGGTTATGCCCTACCACAAGCACAACCGTGATGAGTGTGATTGGTGATCTGCTAATTGTAAGCTTAATGAAACGCATTGGGCTAACGCGGGAGCAATATGCAGCACGGCATCATGGCGGATATCTAGGAGAGAAAAGTAGAATGCCATAGATAAATATCTGCAATGAAGAAATTACTTAGTCAATTTCATGAATCCGGATGGAAAGGCAGCAATGGCGTGCTTTATCCAGTCGAATGTTTGCCGATCGCTGAACTTTGGGCCAGCGTTCCGATCGCAAAAAACCTGCATCGCAAGCCATTTTATGAAAATGTAAAGGCTGATATAGCTGCAGATGGATTAATATTTCCATTGCTTTGCGTGCATGCCACAAAACAAAAAATGATAGAGACAAAGAAACGTTATAAAAACTCTATTTGTGACTTGCCTTTTGATATCGATGCTCCAGGAGATTTAAATGAGAAACATTATGTAATATGGGGCGGAAGCAACCGGCTGCGCGCAGCAGAAGATTTAGGATATACTCACATTGATTGTGCGATTATACCTGAGCTATCAACTGCTCATCGCCTACAAAGAGATATGAGACAACCTTTTAAACAACGTTATTATAGCGCTGCGGCAGCAAATGAAAAGAATCGAGTTAAAAAAGTGTAATGAAGCCTCTATATAGCAAGTTTAGTGATAGCGGATGGACCGCTAAAAATAATACTATTTATCCTGTAGAATGTTTGCCAATTGATGAGTTATGGCCATGCGTAGAACGCACACTTAATCTTTATGGCAAACCCTTTCTAGATAATCTTAAAAATGATATAAGTGTTGACGGCATGCATTTTCCTATTCTCGTCGTGGATGTAACGCGTAAAGAACTAATTGTTCGCAAGAGACAGCATGGCAATAATATACGAGAGTTGCCATTTGATAGATTTGATAGAAATACACCCAATTCAGTGCATCTATCTATAAAGCATAAAGTTATATGGGGCGGATGCCAGCGATATTATGCAGCAAAAGATCTAGGCTATACTCATATTGATTGCGCAAGGATACCAACTCTGAATACTGCCCGCAAATTACAGGCGCAAATGCGAGCCCCATATCAAAAAAAATATTATAGTCGAACCAGTTAAACATCTAAATATTATAAATAAAACATATCAACTTTAACCTTAAAAATATATAATCATGTCTCACAAACCACAAAGCATTTTCGAAGCAGCATATAAAGTTCTTTCCGGAGAGAGTCAAGAACTAAAAGAAGCATATAACCCAAGTCGTTATTATCGCGCAGTTGAAGAAAACCTAAATCGATTGCTTGTATTATTGAATCCAAAGGGTCAGCTGGCAAAGGAGATTGAAAGAGAAGCAGATAATGTTGAGTCTGAGTTTTGGAGGATGAGAGAAAAGGTTGAGGCAGCGTTGGATATCTGGGAGGATGATATTAAATATACTATTGGTATGTCAGCTGCCGCAGAAAATGAAGTGGATGATATGGATCCAAGTGATTTTGATGAGAGTGCTGATCTTGAAAAAAGCACAAAGTTAACGGAACAATCTGTAACTCTTTCTCCTCAAGTTCAAAAGATGGCAGTTGACTCGATTGCAGACCTAATATTTTCAATCGAAGATTTAATTGAAGAAACCGGAATGGATCCTGAAGAAGCAATTTCAGAATGGATTGAACAAATGGATCTAGATGTTTATGAATTAGTAGTTCCAGTTTTACGTAAACATTTCGGTGTCACAGAAAGCTCTTGCGGTTCGCGTAAAAAAAAAGATTAAGTGAATCCAGTCCTAGCGAAGGAGATTTTGTAACTTGGAGTAAGAAGGGCCCCGGAAAACAATTCAGCGTTGATGCTATTGATGGCCATACTGCATGGCTATCAGATGACGATGGTGAAGAATACGAAGCAGATATAAACGATTTAGAAGTCGCCGAAGAAGAGATCGTCTTTGAGGATGAAGATCCAGCTGATAAGTACTTTGATAAAATTGTTGATGATAAAAGTTATGTGATAGCGCTAGATAAGACACGGGAACCACAATGGCATAGTCGTATTATAAAAATTGTTGATTCCGATGAGATGGATAATGAGTTAACAATAACGGATTTTTACGATAACCCAAAAGCTAAATTTAGGCTAGCGTTTGATAAAGATGGCATGTTGGTTGATGCAATATCAATGAAAAGAGTTCACCCTAACTCTATAGCTGATTTGATTAATAGCATTAAGAAAAGATGGCTTCATAAAGGATTTTTAGTAAAGCCAGGAGAGAAGCCGATGGGAGGTGCTCCGACTTGGAAAGACACTATTAAAAACAATATACGTGGATTGTTTGAAGATGAACCAGAAGAGATCGTCTTTGAAGATGAAGAATAAGATCTTATTATCCTTTATATTAGGTTTCTGTTGTTGCACTCTGCTCGCGCAGGATGCACCTATCTGGGATCATAAACAACCATGTTTATATCAGATTCAAATATCTGATGTATATGATGGTGATACTGTCACAGCCAATATCAAGATTGGCTTTGGGCTGATCATGCATGGTCAGAAGCTTCGGCTCTATGGCATCAATACACCAGAAGTTCGAGGGCCAGAAAAGCCTGATGGCATCATTACACGTGATCGATTGCGTGCGCTAATATCAGATAAAGTTCTCATCATGGATAGTCATGGTGATGATAAAGGCAAATATGGTCGATGGCTTGCTACGCTCTGGCTGCCAAAGGATGATGGATCCTGGATCAATATCAACGAATGGCTTGTGAAAGAAGGATTGGGCAAGCCCGCCTCATACTAGCTTTAAGATATGCAAGCGTAGTGGCGTAGATCCTTTCAGGATCCGGTGATAACTCATCTTGGGTATACGAAAAACATCTCCGCGTTCGAGTTCGATCGGCAAGCAATCATCTGCCTGATAACTCCATCCGCGCCCTTCTAGAACCGTTACGACACGATCTTCACGATCACGATGCCATACTAATTCATGGCTATCAACATTTGGATCAAAGATACGGATCTGCCCTTCATCAATATATGGATTCATCCAATTATACTTTTTAGCCTTTAACAATTACAAAAGTGGTACCATCAGATGGTTCGTCGCGTCTTGCTATTACGGGTTGAACTTCAATGGTGGCTCCATATTTTTTAGCAATTTGCTCAGCAAATCTTTTATATAATCTTTCGCGTCCAGTGTTCTTTTTCGTGCTTCCATCTTTACTGCCGGTGAATATAATGCGCTGCCAACCAGTATATTCTTTTAACCATTGTTTGATCATTGCCTTTACTGTAGAGAAAATCAGAATTTCATTTCCCTGACCAGTTTTTTCGTGTTCATGATTTACTGTAAAATTAATTTCATGATTAAATCCTACAGACTTGCCTTTGTCATATGCAGTAAGCCTGTCAATACTCAACTCTAAACCTATATCATCGGCTGCAGCAAAAGCAAATAATTCTCCGGTTTTTTGATTTAAATCAAACTCTAAAAACTCCATCGGCCGGTCACCAATTTCGTTGAGTTGAAATGCATTCGACTCAGAGATGTTTTTTCTGATAAAATAAACAGTATAACCGTCTTTTTTCTTAAGTTCTACTTTAGCACCATGTTTATTAGCAACCATCTTGGCATATCTAGTATATAACCTTTCACGACCAGTATTGTCTTCATGACTTCCATCTTTACTTGCTGAAAATTCAATGGTCGACCAATCTTTCCATTCATTAAACCACCTGTCCAGAATAGCTTTAACTGTAGAGAAAACCTTAATTTCATGCCCAGTTCCTGTTTTCTCAGAACTCTCATTAACATAAAAGTTAATTAGGTAATATCCTTCTACTGTGCGGTAATGTTCGTCCCAGCCGGCGTCGATCATCACATCTAACGTGATATTTAAATCTTTATCTATCGCTTGTGCGTGTAATCCACCATCTGCCGATATATTAAATTTAGATATCTTCATCGGCCGGTCACCAATTTCGTTGAGTTGAAACGCATTCGACTCACTGATTTCGTTGAGAATATCTTTAAATCTTTTCATCTAATAATTCTATAATAGGTTTCAATGTTCTTTTCTACTCTCTTAACGCGAGCATTAAATCTCTTTGCTATATTATTTGCAAATCGAGCATATAGTTTTTGCCGGCCACTATCATTCACATCGTTCTTATCTTTAAATGAACTAAAAGCAAGCACCTTCCAATCTTTATATTCATCAAACCATCGATCAAGTATTTTGCGAACTGTAGCAAATATTAGAAACTCATTGCCAGTTCCAGTTTGAGTATTCTTATCATTTACTGTAAAATCGGCTACAAACTTTTGGGGATCAGCAAAGCCTTCTTGTTCAATATTAACTTTCAAATCAATATCTAATTTAGGATCTTTTGCTTGAGCATAAAGATTACCATCCGACTTTAGATAAAATGTATTAATATTCATCGGCCGATCACCGATTTCGTTGAGAATATCTTTAAATCTTTTCATCTTACCAATAGTAATTTCCTCCGCCTGAAAGCCCAAGCTGCTTAGCATATCGAGGTAAGTTACAACTCCAGTATCCTGCCTTTGTCTTATCTTTTTTTGTATCGCAGTTATGCCGTGCTGCGAAATTCTTACGTGCTTCGGGATCGTTAATCTTTGCAGATAATCCAGTGCTATCACCAAACTCTATCTTGATAACATTGCCTTTGTCATTTTTGACATAGACATAATATTTCTTAGAACCGCCACGCTTTGGTTTGTTAAGATCAACATCCTTGTCTTTATATTTTGCTTCCATTGGACAATCCAACGGCACATTCTGGCCTTCATAAACGCCATGCTCACCAATATCAGTATCCTCGAGGAGCGATCGATCAATGCCTGATGGGTTATATATGCCTGCAGCCAGCGCTCTTCGAGCTTCAGCAAACAGCATATAATAACTTTGCGAGCCTAGTCTAAACACATTCTCATGCAGCGGTATATCTTTATCAATATGATATTGCAGGCTAACTGCAGGATCTGAGATATGTTCTTTAAAAGCTTTCATGTTTATTTAGTTAAATGGTCCCACATTTGCAAAATATGTAACAGGCTGGTATATATTTTCGAAATTTGATGTATTAGCATCTGGAGTTGTATCATCATATCCAAGGGGCGAATATCCTTCATTTGTCTGCCCAATCGGCAAATCTCTTGCATAATCAATTCCTATAGGATATCCACTGCCATCTACATCAGGATCAATTAACCACCAGGCCTCAAGTGAGGAATGGTTAACATATTGATCTTGTAAAGTATAGATATCAGATATTTCTGAATCTGAAAGTGCATCTGAGAATGCTCGTATATCTGCCATATATCCCGATGCATCCCCCTTTGGCGGATATGACCACGGCGTTCCACCAGCTCGTCCGCCAATGCATACATGTGAACCAGCTTGAAATTGGCCGCCGGTTGGAATTTGGGTTGATGATCCTGTGCCTATACTATTTGTTTCAACTTTAATATCTGATCGTACGCCATTTACATAAAATTCAACTCGCTGCGGTGTGACAGCAGGATCATATGTTGAAACAGCGGATAGCGTGTTGTCTCTTGTATATTTTAATACAACATGATTCCATTCTTCTAGGTTTAATGTTTCGACTGAATAAACCCTATATAGGCCTATTCCAGATTGAGTTCCCCAAAAAGTAAATGATAAACTTAATGGATCTGTTAAGTTTTGCCCCCGCATAATCCAGGTCCAATGAAGATCATTGCTTGAGCCCGAATAATTCGGTCCAACAATCGTCGATCCGCCTGCCTTTGACATAATATAAAAAGTACCGCCTTGTGCGCCATCGGCTGGATTATCATCCGGCCAAACCCATGCACTTATTGTAAAATCTCCATCATGTTTGTCAACGCCTTGTAAAGTTGCATCATACCATAATTGATATATTGCATCGACTGTAGGATTAGTATTAATACCAGGAGGCACCTCGGGTGCCCATTGGTTAACTGAACTTTGTATAACTTCATTTCTTAAAACTAGAAATGATCCATTGTCCGCGCTAATAGGATCACCGGCAACATTATTTTTCCAATCTGTGCCATCGACTGGATTAGATGGTTCGAATCGATATGCGCCGTTTGCGACACCGCCCCGGGGAAATGAAATATATGGATTAATAAGGTTGCCTGGCATAATAAATAAGTTAAATTCTTTTGATATATTTATATTAAATGCTACTTACTTTCTGTAAGAAGAAAATAATTTTAATTTTTAGTGTACAAACAACGGATTGTATGCTATAGTATAGAATATATGGCAAGAAAAAGACTATTAGATAGACGTGGGAATGTGGTAGCACATGACTTTAAATTTACTGGTGAAGAGCCAACATGGACAGATTCTGCTCTTCGGCCTGCATCTGAATATTATAGAACCCGAGAACGGGCTCTTCGCTTTTATACTTATTATTGTGATGCTGTTTTTCTTAAAGAACAGACATTAACATGGATGGCACAAAACGGATATAGCAAAAAACAAATATCTGCTATTCGATCGCTGCCTAATCATATGCCCGCTGCCACTATCGGGAAGCTTGCGCGCATGTTGAATGTTGGGATGCCTGATTTGCATCCAGGGGCAATCGATTATTTTGCTAAAAAATATGAAGATGATGATTCACATTTAAAGCCAACTGCTCGGCCAGCTAGCCAGATTATTCATAAAGAGATAAGTGATTGCTTGGCATTAAATATAGAGCCTGTGAAAATTGAAGATAAACCAAAGGCGGTCAAGCCTCGGATCAATCCTCAAACGCGATTAGAAAATAAGGTTGGTGAGGAGATCTTGGTTGAGCTTGAGGGCTTGCTTGATAGCATCATTGAGGTTCAAGTAGATGTTTCTCCGGCAAAGATCCCAGCAATGAATCTCGGCAACCTGCTTCGCAGCAAAAATATTCCGGCTCGGGGCGTTAAATATGTGATTGAATGGTTGCAAAGATATATAGATGAGTTTAATGCTGCCTCGAATAAAGAGGATGTTGAGCTTGTAGAAGGCTATGGCTGGCTTAAGCCAGCTCAGCTTCGTCGCATCATATCTAATTTTGAAAAGATGATAGAGGATGCAAAGGCGCATGCAGCGATTAAACAGAAAGATCGTAAGCCACGGCAGACAAAAGTCAAATCTGCTGATAAGCAAACAAGCAAGTTGAAATATGCTATAAATAGCTCTGAATATGCTCTTGAAAGCATTGATCCAACTCGTATTCCCTTTAGTCAAAAGCTCTATGTGTTTAATGTTAAATATCGCCAGCTTACAATTTATGTTGCGGCGAATGGCACTGGCTTTAGCGTTTCAGGCACAAGTATAAAAGATTTTGATAAAGAGAAGAGCGTTACACTGACCTTGCGCAAGCCTCAAGATATATTACCGATTATCTTAAGCGGCACGCCAAGAAAGATTGATAACGCAATTACGAAATTAAAAACAAAAACTAAACCAGCAAATGGCAGATGTAATGATAACATTATATTGCTACGATCATTTGATAACTAATTTATGAATAAACAAAAAATTAAAGAACTAATAGAACCGTTATTTACGAAAATAAGCTTAATTGAAACAATTGAATTGCATGTTAAAAGAGATGGCATGAGATATAGTGAAGCCATCATATATATTTGTAATGAACATCAGCTTGAGCCTGAAGATATTGCCAAGCTCATATCTAAAACCCCTCTCAAAGAAAAGATTAAAATTGAGGCAGAAGAACTGAGCCTGCTACCAAAGTCAAATAGTTCTAAATTATTATTTTAATGATAACGTTTACAACAGAATCTTCACTCTCCCCGCTTGAAGCATGGAGCATCTGGACCGCAATAGGATTGCACTTTAATCCTGAGAGAGATTATGATGCAATTAAATATAAATTTAAGGGCCCGAGATGTTCTCGTGAAAAGTTTGAAGCGCATAAGCAAAGATATATCTTTGAAAAACTATGCAAGAAATATCCAAAGAAAAATGACTATATTGGATATTGTGTATCAAACATCTTAGAAAATAAGACATGGATCACTGATGCATCCGATGACATTTATACTAAATGGCAAGGACGCATACAAGCATTAGATTATAATTTTGTTAGCGATATAAATCGATGGAATGAAGATATGCCAGAGGGATATACCTTTGATACATGCATTCTTCCAAACGATCTGAATGAATTGCCGTTTATCTATAAGCAATATAAAACCAATCGTATGAATATAGAAACATTGGCCATTCTAGAAAACTTAGCTCGTTATATAGATACATGCAATAACAAGTTAAATGATCCCATGAATATATCCCGTGATATATCCCATCGAGTATCACGATATGCTCCGTTTCTGGTTGAAAGGATGAATGTTAAAAAATATACAGAAACGATAACAAACTTGTTTACAAGCTAACAAAAGCATGCTATATTATAGAATCACAAACATACAAACCATATTACAGCAAATACTACAGCAATACAACAACAAATAAAAAAGAAAGAAAAAACATTATGTCATTTGATAAACTAAAAAAAGCCCGCTCTTCGAGCATTGATAAGTTGGTCCAAGCCGCTGAAAAACTTGGCGGCCCGACCGAAAAGAAAAGCTATGGCGATGATCGCATTTGGAAACCAACCGTAGATAAAACTGGAAACGGATATGCCGTTCTTCGATTCTTGCCTGCAGCAGATGGAGATGACCTGCCATGGGTTCGTTATTGGGATCATGGATTCCAAGGGCCAACCGGTCGTTGGTATATTGAAAAGAGCTTGACTAGCATTGGCCAAAGCGATCCTGTTTCAGATATGAATAGCAAGCTTTGGAATAGCGGCAACGAGAAAGATAAAGAGACAGTGCGTGCACGCAAACGCCGCTTGCATTATGTCAGCAATATTCTCGTGATCTCTGATCCAGGCAATCCTGATAATGAAGGCAAGGTGTTCCTTTATCAATATGGAAAGAAGATCTTTGATAAGATTATGGATATTATGCAACCTGAATTTCAGGATGAGCAACCCGTAAACCCATTTGATTTTTGGGGCGGAGCTAACTTCAAGCTGAAGATTCGTAACTTCGAAGGCTATCGTAACTATGATAAGAGTGAGTTTGATTCTGCAACCGAACTCTTTGGCGGAGATGAAGATCGCCTTAAAGATACATATGAAAGCCTTTATAGCCTGAAAGAATATAACGATCCATCAGGATATAAGAGCTATGATGAGCTGCAAACAAAGCTGAATGCAGTTCTCGGTGAGGATGCAATTGAAACAACGGCGTTGCCTGTTGCGGCTGCTGCTCCAATCGCTGAAGCTCCAGCCGAGGATCTAGATGAGATTCCTGGTCTTGA